TCTAAAAAACTTTCAGCAATAGCATTAATATAATCTTTTGCTGTTGTAGTTTCTTTTACAGTTTCAAAACTAACTTGATTTTCTATTTCTTTAGACTCTTTATCTTTAATTTCTATTTCTTTTATTTCTTTTAATTTATTTTTAGCAAATTCTTGATAATTTTTTGGTAAATTATTTATTATTTTTTGTTGTGTTTCTTTGTCTAATTTTTTTAATTGTAAAAATGTATCATTTATGTTTTTTTCGTATGTTTCTTCATACATTTTTCTTTCATATTCTTTTTCTTCTTTAGCTGAACCTCTTTTTTCTTTTGATGTTTCTTTAGTTGAATTTTTCCATTGAATAAAATTATTTAATTCTGTTTCAATATTTTCAATTTCTTTTACTTCTACTTCTTTTGTTTCTTTTTCAACTATTTCTAATTTTTCTTTTTCTTTTACAATTTCATTTTTTATTTCAGCAATACGTTCATTAGGTTTTACTTCTACTTCTTTTGCATCTTTTGTTTCGACTGGTTTTGATTCTTTTTCTGCTTCTCGTTTTAAAAATTCTGGAATATCTAATAATTCTTCTTCTACTCTTTTTGTTTCTTTTGTTTGTACTTCTTTTGCATCCTTCGTTTCTAATGTTTTTAATTCTTTTTCTAATATTTCTATTTTTTCAGTAATTTTTTCTTTTGTTTCAATAGGTTTAGTTTGTTTTACTTCAATAGGTTTTGGATCAACTTCTAAATTTTTACTAACAACAACTTCTCTTACTTTAGGATCAATAATTGTTTCTTCCACAATATCTATTGGTGCTTTATTAGGAGTCTTACTTATTAATTGTGTTGTTTTTGTAATTGCACCACCACCAAATTGTAAACCACCAAGAACTAATGCTGTATTAATTAATTCATCTTTGGTTGGCATTTTTTGTTCTAATGCTGCACCCACACCAACAAAGGCAGTGTACATAGCCATAAAAGATGTAATAGGATTATTACCAAAACCAGAAGCAAATGATGCCGAACCAAGAAGTAAAGCTTCCTTACCACCCGCCTTCATTCCTTCTTTAATAAATATATCCCACCATTCAGAAAATGTATCAACATCCCCACGAATTAATGCTTGTGTATACATTTCTCTAACAGTACCAGCGGTAAAACCAGCACTAGCAGCAGCGCCAGTTTTATTTCTTGTTAATAAATATCCTGGGATAGCGCCAGCAAAATACACTGGTAAGTCTGGTATAATTGTACCAAAACTTTGTATGGCTCTTTCTATATGTCCAGTATCAGCAAATTCTTCTTCATAAAATGATTGAGGTAATTCTCCATCTGTATGATATTGCACAGCAAGATTGTAAATACTTTGACTAAATCCTCTTTCCCAATATTTAGAAACTTCAAAATTTTCGCCAACAGCACTTTCTTTTATATTACTTGGAATAGAAGCAATATCATCTGCTGTAATTCCTAATACCTCTGTTTGTGTTTCTTTTTCTAAATTCTGTAATATGTCATTTTGTTCATTCATTAATGAGTCAAAAGTTTTTTTATCAATTTTTTTTGATTGATAGTCAGCTAGTATAGAATCCATTTTTTGTTGTGGTTCAGTAACCTCTGGACTTTCAACATTAAATTTTTGTACTTGTTTTATTGGTTCTTTAAAACTGGTTGAAACACTATTCCAATATTCTTGAATAACACTTGTCTTAGGTTCTTCTATTCCAAAATAAGATAATATTCTATCTTCTTGCATTCCAGAAGATTGCATTTCTGCCATAGTATTTTTTTTATATTCATCTATTTTGTTTTGTGCGTAACCCGCAGCTTCCATTTCTTGTATAGTAACTAATCCTTCGCCTGACATTATTGACTAGCTTTCCAGTTTAAATAACGATCTGATTTAGTAAATTCATCCCACGTTTCATTTGGTCCTATTTGTGGCATAGGATTATCTACATTTTCTTCTTCTTTAAAAGTCATACTTTCTTTTACTTCATTTGTTTGTGTTTCTTTGGAAGGAATATAATTTTGTATATCTTTTAAAATATAATGTTCTGACGTTTTATCTAATAATTGAAATACATTTTTTCCATCTTTAATACCTTGGTCAAATCGTTGTTTCATTATTAATTTAAACTGAAAAAATCTTGGTTCAGCTTTTAAATTTAATTTAGCAAATGCCGCATTACCTAAAATATTGTCTTTGTTTGCAGAAACAAATTCTTCAAAAAATCTTGCATTTAATATTACGTCAGTATTATTTCTATTAGAAATTAAATTATAAAAATCTTGTGTTTGATTAGTACCCAATCCATCTTCGCCACCAGTTAATTCTAAAATACTTTTATTTTCGTTATTGTGCATAATAACTTGATCTGTAATAGATTGGATTTCTCCATTCATAATTTTTTTAAATATTTTATCGTGTAATTCTAAATTTTGATCAGTTGGTAATAAATTTTGTTCTCGTTTTGCAATTAAATCTTTTAATAAAGTTTTGTATTGCGTTCCTAATTTTCCTTCAAATTCAATATTATCAATATCGGATATGTTTAAATTACCTAAAGTAATTTGTTCAAAAGTATCAACATATAAATCATTGTTTGCATCTATTTCTGCTTTTGATTCTTGTGTTTGTTGAAAACTAATTTCTGTTCGCACATGAGATCGTTGTTGGTTTATTGCTTTATTGAAATCAGACTTACCTTGTGCATCTAATTCAATGTATACTTCTTGTAATTCTTCATTGCCACCAAAGTTACCAGTCTTTGCTTCTACATATAATTCTTCTGCATCCTCAATTGTCATATCTGGATCAACTGGCATAAACGCTACAAGAGTATCAATATCCATTGCGCGTGCATTATCAATAGCTGGTTGTTCTAATTTAATTAAGGTTGCTGGTTCTAAACGATTTTGCCAATATCCTTGTTCTAATAATTTTAAAAATTGTTTTGGATTTTCATCAACCATTTTAGTTGCTTCTAAAGAAAACAATTCTTTTTGTGCTTCAATAATAGCAAGATCTGGAAGTTTATCTAAAATTAAATCTCCCGCTGCTTCTATAAATATATTAGGGTCATCAATAGTACCACCAAATAATTTTTTTAATGCTGCTGTTCTTTTTGGATGACCTTCTGGATAATTTAAGTAATCATTAAATAAATTTTGTTTATCTATATTAAATTGAGTAATAGCATTACCCACATCTATTTTTCTAATGTTAGATCCAACATCAATATTTTCTATTGCCAACAAATCATTATACTTTGCAGTAAATAATTGTTTAACAACATCATCATCTATATTTTTAATAGCATTGTTATATATTTTTTTTGTTGCTTTATCCCAATCTTCTTTAGATGTTGTTGTGTCTTGATTAGCTAATACGTTTATTTTAGCTTCATTAATAAGAGATAATATACTGTTGTATGTACTTTTAACTTTTGTTTTTCTGTTTAAAGTTAATTCTGATTTTCTAAAATCAGATTCTAATTCTTCTGTTAGTTTAAAAACATCAGTTTTATATTTTTCATTTAATTGATATTCTTTTATTTGTTGTTGTGTGTTTAATTTATCTAATGCAACCTCTTGATCTGCTTCTGCTTTTTGAAATTGACTAGCAATACCAGTTAACTTATCTGCTTGATTACTTAATTGACGAAAAGGTAAAGTAGCACCATCACTAACATTAGGGATAGCAAATGGCACGCCACTTGTTCGTTGCGACACGTTTTTATTTTCAAAAGTAGGAATTTGTACCATATTAATTTAATAAACTAGGTGGATATTTATTATACAGCTTTTCTGCATTAGAAATTTGTAATTGCATTGTTCGTTTCATGTTGTTGTTAGAAATATCAATAAGAGTTTGTTGTTTATTTAACATTTCTGCATTAAGTATTTTTGCATTAGCAGCTTGTGTTTTAATTAAATTATTTGTTGCATATGCACCAACCATTGTACCCGCTGCATTAAGAAATGCAGAAGCTCTTTGTGCTCTTGCATTAAACATTGCAACATTACCTTCCATTCGTGCCATTACTGCTTGTTGTCTAGCATCATCACTCATTACTTGTGCATCGTATAAAATGTTTTGACGTTCCATTTCTGCTTCGGTTAAATTGTATTCTAATATTTCAAGTGGAGTACCAGCAAGTTTTACACCCGCTTTCATGTAAGCAGTTAATGTTGATGATTGTTGCTTGGCAAAAGATTTATTAAAAACTTTTACATTTCTATCGCCAATAGCCAACGCTTGATCTGCTTTACTGTCGTATATTTCTGCATTACGATCAGCAATACCTTTTTGATAACGACCAGCAGCCATAGCGGATTGACCAGCAAGTAAACTTCCCGCTGCACTTACACCAGCAGCTATTACCATAGGAGGAGCCATTATTTTACCCTCGCAAATCTAATATAATCTTCGTTGTTTTGATATTTTATCATTAATCCTTCTTCTTTCATTCCTAGCCATTGTGCAAAACGATGACCTAATAAAAAATCTTTTTTTACTGCTGTTTGCAATCTTATAATGTTGTATTCTTTAACAAGAACATCCATTACTTTTCTTATTACTTTAGCTGCACCAATACGATGTTGCCAAATTAAATGTGAACCCATTACCCAGCCTTCATACACATTATCCCAAACTGGTATAACTCCACCAGCACAAACAATTTTATTATCATAAACAACAGTGAAAGACATATCTTCTACTTCCAACCCATTTAATTGTTCATGGTATTTTTTATCTATTTCTGTTTGTGGATCATTCATTAATGAATTTACCATTTGATGTGCGTGTTCTTTTTTAAATTGTATTAATTCTAAACTACCCATCGTTAACTGTCAGCATTGGATAAATAGATAATAATGTTAATGGCAGTGGTTGTGTCTGTCTAACATACACATGACCATCTGTATTAAAATCATCTCTAAATTCAACTTGCTTATCCCCTGTAAATAGTGGAACAGCAGTGTCCATTGCCGCAGCGCTAGATCGAAAAGGTATGCGTTCCATATCTGTTAGACTCGCACCCACCTCGACCCCAACAGTTTCATGGAGTCGTAAAGTTACTTCGTTAATTCTTTTTGTTTTTGATTGTGATGTACCTTCATTACTTTGACTTTCAATACGCATTGTTTGTAGCAATGATGTATAAGGTAATCCAATATGTACTTTTGTTGACGATCTATCTAATGTTATTGCACCACTACTAACTGTTTTATTAGGATGTGTTGCTCCATTAGCTAATATAGTAACTGCTTGACCTTCTAAGTGATCTAATCCAGTTATACTTGTTGTTGCTCCACCAGAATAGGTAAGACCACTATCAACATAAAAAGCATCTGTTTGATCTGTTCCGTAATCAAATAAAGTTAGATGTTCAACATAGCGTCTAGTAACACTATTAATTGTACGTTTAACAATAATATATAATTCATCTTCATTTGAGTCAGCTGGAATGCTCGCAACACTCTCTACAACTGCTTGACCAGAACCAAATACACCACCTAAAATATGGCGATGCCATCCAACAACTTGTTCTGTTCTTGCATACGTTAAACCTAATAATGTACCATCAGATCTTACACACCATAAAATACTATCTGGTTCTTGTTGGTATGCCATTTCTAAAATACCACCATCACTTATATGCTCTGCCAACAACGTCATATCTTGTGCTTGGTATTGGTCAATATTTAAATTGTATGTTAATTCTCTAATTTTTCTTTTAGCACGTTGTAAAAACATCGTAACATTTTCTATTTGCACTGCATCTACGTTTGCTGCTCCATAACTTGATTGTTTTTGTATTTGTACATTTGTTGGAGTTATCGGTAAAGTTGTACCAGATCCACTGACAACAAACTCCCCTCCTACTGTACCAACAATCAACGATCGTTGTGCCGACATATACCGAATAGCATTAACTTTATTAGATGCTATTGTGTATACCATTGCATCTGCATCTGCCGATCCAGTTGTAAAATTTTCATAAGAACCTGATTTACTAAACCACAATGTTTGTGGATCATTATTTGATCCCGCAAAAACTAATCGTTGTTCAAAAAAAGTTACACTACTAGGAAAGTAATCTGTTGTAGCATTTAATACTGGGTCTGTTAATTTATTAACTGTGTCTGATCCACCAGCAGAAAATGTACCATAGCTGCTAGTGTTTAAATCTGTACCACTAGAGTCTTGTAAATTAAAAGCTGTTGATGATCCAACAGTACCAACTTTAAAGACATTACCATTTAGTTGTGTCATGCCACCAATGTTAGTAAATGTAACAAAATCCCCTTCGGACAATCCATGGTCCGCAGACGTTGTTACTACCCCAGGATTTGCTTTTGTAACAGCACTGACAGTTTTATTTTCTGACGTTACTAAAGAAGGAGCTGTTAAACTCCAATCAGTATGTCCAGATCGTGATAATTTTCGTATCGCATAACCTGGATGCACCAAGTACATTAAGTCCGCACTCTGTGCAAATTTTATAGTTGGTAAATCAGCAGTTACATATGGCGATGCAATTTCATAAATTTTATTAGCTACACCACCAGAGGAGTATGCTGTGAAAGACGATGAATTAATATCTGTGCCATCAACAGTTTGTAATTCAAAAGTATTTGTTGTTTTATCGGCAACCTTAAATGTTTTACCATTTAATTCTGTCATTCCTACAACACCAGTAATAATAACATGATCGCCATTAGAGTAACCATGGGAGGTAGCTGTTATAACAATTGGATTAGCTTGTGTTGCAGCAGAAATAGTTTTATTTGCTTCTGTAATAATACCTTGGTCTTTATAAAAACGAATATACTGATTACCAAACTCCATAATATAAGTTTGTGTTGTTGAAAATTCAAAAGGTATTAATCGTGTTTTTGCCGAGCTTGTTTTTACTTCATGGATAAATTTAGTACCAGATCTTCGACTAGCACCACCATGAGGATGTATTAACATATTTTCTAATGTCTTTGTGCCATTAAAATATTTGTTTAAATCTGTTCTGCCATCTAATCTAGGCGATAGTTCGCCAGCAGTAAAATTAGTAAAGGCAACAGTTTGTTTAGCCATTAGTACCTCGAATTAATAAATGATCCAGCATCTAAATTATCTGCTGTACCTTCGGTTGCATCAGCAAATCTTGCTTCACGCAATTTTTCTAAATATGTTTCTTTCATTTGACCAGCAAGAGAAGTTGACGATGTTATAGCATAACATAATTCTGACGCTAATCTTGCAGCAATAGTTTCTTGTAGTAATGTGTCGTATAAATTCACATCGGTAATTTTAGCAATGTAAATTAAAAAGATTGTAGTTTCATCTGTTAATAGTTTTCTACCTTCTATTTTATATTTTTGTCCACTGTCTAAATCAGATGATGATCCATTATGATGACCACCTATTTTCAAAACACGCAAACAATCGGAAGGTAATGTATATTGATAAGTATACTCATGTGTTGGGGTATCTGTTTCAGCAGCTAATTCAACACGTTTAATTAAACAATTCCACGCATGACTACGAAAGATAGCATCACGCACTGGTTCATATCGTTGATTTAACAACCTTGCGTTTTTACTGTCCTCTGTAATGTCAGTAATGTTGTTTGCACCCAACATATTTAATGCCGAGTTACATATTTCTACTTTAGATGCCATTTACTTTTTCTTCTTTGGAAATCCCGCTTTCATATTTGAATATGATTTTGCAGTAATTGTTGATTTAGATTTTGGTCTTGAAGTACCCGCTTTTTTTCTTTTATTAATATTTCCGTATAAGCTATTTTTAGTCATTGTTTCTCCTGTAAAAAAAAAGGGGGGAATAATCCCCCCATAATATTTATTGAGTATAGTACACCCAGAAATAAATTGTACCTGTGATGGCAGCGCCACCAGTAGTAATTTTTAGATCTGTCGCACTTGATACTTTATATCCTAAACCAGCAACAGC